GCAGTAAGACTCGACACAATCCAAACACCTGACTCGTTTGCTTTAAGCCTCGCACTCGGAACACCAGAAATTCATTTCGATTACACTGTAGAGCCTTTAGCTATTGCTTTAGTTCTCGCACAACAGGATCCGAGTATTCTAAATGACTTTGTTGTTTTCCCAGATGCTCAAGAATTGACTGCAACACTCCAAACACCAGTTATTGGATTTGATTTTGTAGTTGAACCAGTCACGCAGACTTTGAGTTTAACACAATTAGAGCCAACACCTATTTGGGATAGTTCAGTTTCACCAACTGCTTTGGCTTTGACTCTTGCCCTTGGTACTCCAGACATTCAATTCGATTACGTGTTCGAAGCAACAACTCAAACTCTTGCTTTAACAGAACAAACTCCAACTTACACTTTTGATTACGTCTACGAAGCAACAGCTCAAGCCCTTGTACTAACAACAAAAACACCTGACATAAATCTAACTTGCGTAATCGAACCTTCAACCCAAGAACTAACGCTTGCAGTACCGGTTCCACAAGAAAACTTTGATTATGCAATAGACGTTGCAAGCCAGGCTCTAGCATTGACTTTGAAGGACCCGACAATAAACCACGATTACACGGTTTCGGTTGAAGCACAAAACTTGTTGTTAGCAATAGGAACCCCGGAGATCCAATTCGATTTAACTATTTACCCAGACTCACAAGCGCTATTGCTTGCATTACAGGACCCAACAATTAAATGGAGTGGCTCGGTTTCCCCGGACGCGCTCACGTTGACTTTAACAGAACAAGACCCAACGATTTCGGTTGAAACAATTGTTGAACCGGACCCGATTGAATTAGTTCTATCAGAAAAAACCCCGGAGACACACTTTGACTATGTGTTCCCAGTTGACGCAGCCCTCGAGCTTTTACTGTCGCTTAAAACACCTGAAGGCAGACCGTTTTATGCAATGACTGGCTACGCAAAAGACACAAGCTTCACAGGATACGCAAAAGACACCAGTATGACGGGGTATTTGAAATGAATAGAAATAATAAGGAGTTTAATAGTAAAGAACCCAGGAGGAAATGAAGACAATGTGTGCTTACACAACGCCCGCTTTAGTGCGGCAGAAAACAGGCTTGACTTCAAGCGAAATAACCGACGACGAAATTATTGTTGCAATTAGTTTTTCGGACTCGGAAATTGAAAACACTACAGGACAAAAGTTTGGAAATGGAATAACTGCAACCGAGTACCACAGTTATTACCCGCCGAAAAGAGTAGACGACGTTTTACCAAATAGGCTAATGTTGAAACACTTTCCTGTTCAGTCAATTACTTCATTTTTAATCCTGGATTCAACCGGAGACACTTCTTCGACTCTTGCAAATTTGTCTGCTGCGGAAATTCTCGCGGACACCTGGCAAACAGCAGATTATTTCATTGACCCACTAATTGGAAACATTGAATTGTCAAGCCAGGTTTTTGGCTTTGTTCCAAAAAGAGCAAAGATTTCTTACACTTACGGGACTCCAACGCTGGCTCCTTTTATTACAGAGCTTTCAGCTTGCCTTGCGGGAATGGCTGTAACTGTTAAATACTTGGGTGGAAACTATGACCGCGTGAACTCTTACACAGTTCCAGAGCAAACCTATAACAAAGGCGATTTCTATGATCGAGGAATTAAAATAATAAAACAGTTAGAGAAAAAATCAGAATCGTTGTATAAGCAAATCGGGAAAAAACAAAGCTTCCAGATTGCAATTACAAGCGGGGGATTTTTCTAATGTCTTTAGGAATTTCCTCGAGCGATTTCACGCAAGTATTGTCAGACCTCGGAGCATCAATTACTTACCGAGCATTCAATGACGATACTGCCGGGGGACTCGATGAATACGGTGGAACCACTTACGCCTGGGACGCAGACACAACGAAGACCTGGATTTTCTTCAAGCATGGAAGTAAAATAGATTTGGCAAAATATGGTATTACTGAAATTGCGGATGCATATGTAATTATGCCATCAACCGATTCAATGAAGTACAGAGATCGAATTATTGATAATTCAGAAGTCTTTGAATTTTCACCTGACTGCCTATCTGTTTTAAGAGTAGTAGGGGGAATTTCATTATTTCGTTATTTTACACTTAACAAGGTGGGCGAAGATGCTTAAAGGTTCAAAAATGTCGGAAGAATCAAAAGCTAATTTAAAAAAAGGTTGGCTTAAAAGAAAAGCAAGAGGTTTGGGTATTCCATGGAATAAAGGTTTGAAGATTAAATGTAATACTGGAAGAACCCATTTTAAAAAAGGAGAACACTTTTCCCCATCCACTGAATTTAAAAAAGATAATGTTCCTTGGATTAAAGGAAAAAAACTTGGATTTGTTCCAAAGCAGGCATTTAAAAAAGGCAATAGTCCTTGGAATAAAGGAAAACCATTCATGGAAATACGCGGAAAAAATCACCATAATTGGAAAGGTGGTATTTCTTCTAAACAAGACAAATTAAAAAAAAGTATTGAATGGAAAAATTGGAGAAAAAAAATTTTTAAGCAAGACAATTATACTTGTCAAGGTTGTGATATAAGAGGCGGATATTTAGAGCCACACCATTTATTCTCAAAAGCAAAACATCCAGAACTATGTTTTGAAGAATGGAATGGGCAAACTTTATGTAAAGATTGCCATACCCACTTACATAATGAATTAGGGCGAGGGATTGAATGACGGTTACAAGAATTGACTCCAGGGCCTTTGACTTAAAAAAGAAAAAGTTACTTGAAGACATTGGCTATTTAGTCGAAGGCGAAGCAATAATTCATTGTCCTGTTGAAACAGGAAATATGCGCTCAAAAATAACCCATGAAGTAATTGATGAAAACAGCGTTAAAATCGGAACTGTCGGAGTGCCTTATGCTTTTTTTGTTGAAAACGGAACCGACGTAATGATTAAAGCACACGGAGAACACGATCCAAAGAACCCCGTTACAAAATGGGATGCATTGGAAAAAAGAGGCGGCTCCGGGCAAACAATGCCGTTTATTCGTTCAGCTGCTTTTACTTCTGAACCAAAAATAAAACAAATGATTTCGAGGGCGTTTAAAAAATGAGTACGATGGACGTTGAAAAATTAAGGCAAGAAATTCTTATTTTCTTGAGGAACTCGGATATTTTAAGCACGACTCAAAGAGGCGTGACAACCAAGACAGATTCTTTTACTGCAACAGCAGGGCAAACAGAGTTTACTTTAACGTCTTACACCGTGCGAAACATTCGCTCGGTTATCGTTGACGGAACAACAATGAAAGTTTACTCGGAGTTCACTCCAACATACAACCAGGGCTCGGCTTCGGTTGTTACTTTAACAACAGGCGCAAGCGAGGGAGTAACGGTTGCAATTCAATACGATTATTCTTCCGGGACAGTCGAGAAAGTTTGGCCCGATTACCCGCAAAAATTAGTTTTTCCAACGGACCTGCCGAGGCTTGGATTTGATTTTCTTCCTTCGAGAACTACACCGATTGGAATAGGCGACGTGAATTGGTTAACGGATTACTTGGTGAGAATTAAATTGTTTGACGCGGGAACCTACAAGGGCATTGATTCAAGGCTAACCACGTTAAGAGAAAAAATTAAAGCTTCTCAAAAATCATTTTATCATTTTCAGCTTGCGGTAGTTTCAAGCATGGGTCCAGTTATTCCACACGAAGAAAAAGGCAGAGGCACAGTGTTCGAACGTTACCTGGACATGGAATGCCGGTTTGGGTTTGAAACATAATACTTAAATAGTAGAACGGGGGTAAAAAGAGCATGAAAAAACTAGAAACAATTAATTCGGAAGTGCGAGGCGCATTACCGGAACCTTCAGTGAAGGCAGAGAAACCAAAAAAAGTTGAGTCAAAAGACAGTTTTATTGAAAGACTCGAAAACACGAATAGCGTTGTTGACTTTTATGGCTTCAAAGAAAAAATAATCGAAAAATTGCGCGGAGCGCAAGGGGGAAATTAGAATGGCGGACTTTCCAATAGCAGGAGCCAATGTTCGAGTAGCTTACGGGTGGGAAGCAGTTGCTTTTGGAACCGTAGCAACGAGTATAGACAAAGCATTTTCACAGGGAGTAAAACTCTCAGATTTTTCCATTGATAATTCAGTGGAATACGTTTTAGGTTGCGGAAGCCAGGACGCGCAGAAAAGTGTATGCAAAGAATTCAAAGGAACTTGGGGCGTTGAATTTGTTCTTTCAGACCCATGGTTTTTGAGAGCAATCTTGGGAGCCGCACCGGCAGACGCAGGCGCAACTCCATTCACTCACACTTACGACGCAACAACAGGAATTAACAATGTTCAAACTTCAATGAGTATTGACTTGTCTTTCGACTTGGACACGGACTCGCACCAAATTCTATTGGGTTGCATCGCTAACACCATGAATTTAACTTGCGCAGTAGGAGAAATTGTTAGAGTGAGACTCGGCGGAAACTTTGCAAACATGACAAAAGACACGTCTATGCTTGCATTAGTTGCAGCAGTCGAAGAACCTTTTTCGTTTGCAGCAGGCAGCCTTGAAGTTCCAAACGCTACAACAATTCCAGACGTTCAAAGCGTTGAAATGGAATTCAACAGAAACAACGATTTCGTTTGGGGACTTGGAAGCAGGCACGCTCAGAAAAATGTTTCAAAAGAAAGAGCTTGGAATATTAGAACGAACGTTACTTACGAGAGAGACGCTTACTTTTGGGACCACGTTCTCGGAGGATCAGGCGCACCCGCAGCAGCACCTGCAGAAGTAGCAACAGCAGAGCTTACAATTTCAAACGGCTTAGCAACTTCGGACATGAGAAAATTCGTTTTCCTTTTCGCAAACGTGAGAGTGGAAAAAGGATCAATTACTCCAGTCGAAGTTGGAAGTGTTGTAAAACAGGACATTACCATGAGAGCAAGAACGCTCACAAGCGTAGTAGTTTCAAACGCTACAGAAACAGCATTATAATTGTCTTGGGTTCCAGTGGAACCCAGGCTAAAATTCCCGGAGGGAAAATAAAATGGGTCTAACGAAAGAACTCAAGATTCCAGAGGAATTATTTGAGTTAGCAAAAAAAGAATTCGAGGTTGGCTGGCAAGACGACACGGTAGTTATTAGACGATTAAAATACGGTGATAACTTACAGATTCAAAAACAAGCAATGAAAATCACTGGAACACCCGGAGCAGTTGCTTCTACAACGGCAGACATTAACCCGAAAGAATTCCAGGCAACGACTGTTTTGAAAGGCACAGTTAAAGCACCATGGGGTGCGGGTAACTTACCTGCTATTTTGGATTTACCGCCTTTCATTGGAGAATGGGTTAAAGACGAAATTGAAAAATTCAACAAATTAAAAAGCATAAAAAAATCAAACTCGACCAACTCGCCAGGGGGTTTGGAACCACAGACAGGGAAATAGCCGCCTACGGCGACTATTATCTTTTTCTGTCAGAGTTTGGAACAATGCCCTGGGAGCTTGATAAAATGGACGGAGTTTTTGTTGAAGCAATGAAGCAAATCCATAATTCAAGAATCAAACACGAACAAGAGGAAATGAGAAAGAATGCCCGAAGGTGACGTAGCAGTTTATTATAATTTGATTCCAACCGAGGATTCAATACGCGAAGCAGCTGAAAAGATAGTTAACAGAATAAATTCGGGTATTGGAGATGTTGAACCGTCAGGGGACACAAGCGAAGGAACAGAAGTAAAAAGCAAAAGCACTGGATTAGCGGGTATTTTTGGAAAGGGCTTTTCAAAGACTTTTGAAAGAATGAGCAAATCAATTCAAAAGCTTCCTGGAATGGGAGCAGTTAGTGAAGGAGCAGCAGCCGGAGCTGGTGGCGCAGCTGGAGCTGAAGGGAGCGCGGGCATGGGTGCAACGCTCGCAGGAATGGCGGGAAGTCTTACTGCGCTGGTTGGTATAGGGCTTTTAATATCAGCAGCATTGATTATCGTAGCAGGCTTTTTTGAAGCCGTAGGACCGCTACTTAAAATGCTCACAAAGGTAATAGCAGCTGCATTTCTTATACTGTTAGTCCCAATACTGACAGCTCTTAAACCTTACATTAAACCATTCATTAAAGCAGTTATTGACACCGCAAAATTCTTGGCTTCAATTGAAGAAAAAATTGGTAAATTCTTAGGCGGAGTTATTGGAGATGTCGGCGGATCAATTGAAAGCGCCGGAGCAATAGCTTTAAACGTAGCTAAATTTATTGAAGAAAATCTACCAATCTGGCTTGAAGGATTAGCAGAACTTGCAACTGCAGCCGTGACCTGGTTTGAAGAAAACGCACCACTAATATTTGAAAAAGTTTTAGAAATCGGAACCGGGATAGCTGATTGGTTTAATGCAAATTTTCCCGCAATATTTGACAAAGTTCTTGAAATCGGGCAAGGAATGCTTGACTGGGTATTTGAAAATTTCCCGGTTATTTTCAAAACACTTTTAGACCTTGGAACCCAAATGATTGATTGGCTTGTTGAAAACCTTCCAGGGATATTTAGAACATTCCTTGAAGTAGGAGCTAAATTAATTGGGTGGGTTGTTGAAAACCTTCCTGAAATTTTAGGGCTATTATTAGATACAGGATTAAAATTAATTGAATACATTGTTACAAATCTTCCAAAAATGTTTTTGTTGTTCCTTGATTTAGGAGCTGAATTGTTAGGTTTTATTATAGACCACAAAGAAGACATCGTTGCAGGAATTTTAAATCTTGGCGGTGAACTATTTGACCTGGTTGTAGCAGGAATCGAATTAGGATTTGATAAACTTGGCGACATCGGGCAATGGGTTTGGGACACTATAACAGATTGGTTCGAATTAGGATTCGATGCACTTGGAGACATTGGACAATGGATTTGGGACAAAGTAACAGGCTGGTTCGACACTCCTGATGAACACGAAGACTCTTCATTCAAAATTGGAGGAATGGATACAGGCATTGGGTACATTCCTGGATTAACACAAGTTATTACTTCTTTAAATCAAATTGGAAAAGATTATGGTTTCACCGATTTTATTTCAAGACCAGGACAAGCACCGGCTTCATTTAGTCAAAGCGACACAATCATTGGAGTAAAGGACCCAAGCAAGCTTTTCGGTGGAAGCAGTTCAAGCATTTCAATTTACAACACTTTAAAGGTTGACGCTTCGGTTGATAAAAGAGAATTTGAAAAAATCCTTTCAAAGTTTGCAAGAGAACAAGCCCGTGAGCTTAGAAGAAGAACATCTTACGCGAGTGGTTTCCATGCCTGAAAAACAAGAGTTAGACGAATTGAAAAAAATTGTTCGTAATACAAGAGATCTCCAGGACCTGGGGAAAAACACCAGGACAATAAAAAGAGACGCTGAAGTTTTGAAGTTTTATTCAAAGAAAATCTCTGACAGGCTCGAAGACACTAGGCGCGCGGAACGAACTGAAAGATTGCTCGAGGGAATTTTTAAAGAACTAAAAAAATTAAACAAACCCAAAGAAGAAGCGGAGGAAACTGAATGACTACGAATGAACCATTTATTACTGCCGGAGCTTCGAAAGTTTTTCAGTCAAGCAGTTCGAACGTTTTAACTTTTTATGACATTCAAGACGAAGAAATTGCAAAAAACGCAGGGCTAATAGATATGCCAATGCCGACTCTGGATTCGAACGGAAAAATTGTAATGGATTTAATGGGAACCGGCAGAGAAATAGTTATTTCAGGAATTGTTGGAACTGCCGACGTTGGAACCGGGTGCCTTTACAAGTACGCTGCAGATATTGTAGGCATAGGTCCTCACACTCTTATAAACGGACAACAAGGCACAACGATCTACGGACAATACGTTTACACCCCGGAGACATTAAACAGAGGAAACACAGGCACACAAGTTACGATTAATGTAGTGGTAGGTGATGCCAGTATTAAAGGCGTTAAAGGAAACCCGGAAAGCATGGAATATTCAATTACACTTATGGAATTCGGAACCTTGGTTTGAATGGTAAAAAAATACATCAAAGTTGAATTGGGCGGCGTTGACTGCACGGCTTATTTACTTAACTCAAATAAAAAAGAAACATACGGTTACGAAGTATCAATATGCGAACTCGAATTTATAAAAACCGTAAACTCTGCGGTTACAATAACAAACGCTTTAACTGTTGAAGTCTGGCAAGACGAAAACGCTGCACCAACAACAAAAATATTTGATGGGTACATTGACAAATTCGAACCGCAAGCGGGAACCATAAAAATAACTGCAAAGGACCAATTGGCTTTACTGTTAAACAAACAAGTAATGCACTATTACGATTCTTCTGTTGTAGGAGACGCAGCCAACCCGGACGGAAAGATTTCAGACATTTTCATTGACATCGTTGAAACCTACGGGGGGTTAGACACGAACTCCGGGGCAACAATTCAAGACAGTGGAACCGATATTGTATTGCAAAAATTTGCTTGCAGAAACGCGGACCCATTCGAGCGTTGCAGAAAACTCGCAGACACTTTGGGTTGGTGCTTTTATTACAGAGCCGACACGGGCTACGTTTATTTTGAGCCAAAAAACAACACCGTTAATTCAACTGTTTTAACAGTAGGCTCGAATGTGATTGAAATACCTTTATGGGACTATGACCGATCTGAATTGATTAATGATTTATATTTAGAGGGCGCTCAGCAATTAGTCCAAGGAGCAGAACTTTTTACTGGAGACGCAAGCGAAACAGTTTTTGAACTCACACAAATTCCAGAAGACATTGCTGTTTATTATAGTGCAGCAAAAAACTATTCTACAACAGCAAAACTTGCAAGTGAAATATTGGTTGGTGACATTCAAAATTCAATAATAACTCACGATTACGAAGTAGACAAAAAAAACAAAAAAGTAGAAATAACAAGCTTTGTTCCTGCCGCTTCAACAAGCAATATTTTAGCAGACATTTCTTACTACGCTCCAATCACAGTTCATTTATCAGACGAAGATTCAATTGGAACCTACGGGACCTATACAAAACCTGTTACATTAACCGACGTTATAACTTTGCAAGACGCATGGAAAAGAGCTGAAAATATTTTATCGAGATACGCTGAACCGTTCAAGTCAGCTGTATTAAAAGTTTTGTGGGACCCGGCACAAGAATTTAAAGTAGGGCAATCAGTAAAAGTAATTGATTCAATTAACGCACCTACAATAGACCAATATTTTACAATAATTGCAATAAACGATCCTTGGCCTGGAGCAATAATTGAACTCGAAGTCGGAGACAAACAATTTGATTTAGAAGAATATTTATCAAACGTTATTGAAAGAGTCAAGCGCCTCGAGGAATCTGTTATTGGTTCAACAGATACTTACACCGAAATAGTTCAGCAAACAATTTTAACAGAAATTGAACCGGACACTACAAGCGTTGTTCTAAAATTATTAAACGATTCTTTTGCACTTGGAAGTACAATAAATGGGCTTATTTATGACGCGGACGAAACAGCAAACCTTGAAGACTTCGAAGACAAAACAGACTGGTCGGACTCAGGGCTTACTTTTACTCTAACAGACGACAGCACAGCAGGGCATTTTTGGGTTGGGACCCAGGGGGTAAAAGCTGCATGGAGCGAGTCAAGCGGAACAGGAGAAATTCACGCAGCGATTTCCTCGGCAGACATGGAAAACATTGTCGGAGTAGCAAGCGGGACTCCAAGCCAGGGAACAATTGGTCTTTGGATTTACTGCACGTCCGGAGCAGCAATCTCTGAATTAAAAATAAGGATCGGAAGCTCGGCGTCAGATTACAAAGAATACATCGCGGAAACTTACGCGCAAAGAAATTCTTGGACTGCTCTATTTTCACTTCAAGACGAAATGAATTATTTAGTTTTTGACTTAAACGACCCGGACGACACAGCTGGAACAATTGACTGGACCGCAATTGATTACGCACAAATAAGATTCACTGTTGCAGCAGCTTCAAATTGCACTTTTGATTATTTGACAGCGAGCAAATCGAACGACATTGGTTTAAACGGACTCGGAGACCGAACTACAACTTGGAGTACAACAGATTACACTTGGTGAAAGGATTAAATAGTAGAATGAGGTAAAGGAACTTGATATTATGGCAAACGGAGCAGTGTTTACAAAGAACGGATTTAATACAATGCTTAACAGAGCATTCAAAGCTTCACCTGATTACACGGCAATGTCAAGATTTAAAATTGGAACTGGAACCACAACTCCAACAACTGCCGATACCGATTTAGAAACTCCAATTACTGCTTGGTCCGGCGGATCGGATTACAAAGATTTTGTAAGCGGTTACCCGACGTTTGATGAAGCAAACCAAAAGGTACAAACCCAGGGCTTTATTGCTTCGACTGAAGCAAACGGAAACTCGATTACAGAACTCGGAGAATTTAACACAGACGGAACACCAGTTTTAGGTTCGCACATTGTTATTACAGGAATAACAAAAACTGCAACAATTCAAGTTTTTTTTACTACCACTTACAAGAGGAGCGTTTAATTTAAAGGTGATTGAATGGCATGGAACGACACAAAATCAAGCGGGTACAGTTTACTTCCAGCAGACTGGAATGACATGGTGGGCGATCAAGAAGACAAAATTGACGAAAGCATTCTTTCGGCAAAAGGTTCTTTGGTGTCTGCAACTACTGCTGAAACCCCTGCCAATTTATCCGTCGGAACGAATGATTATGTTATTGTAGCCGACAGTAGCGCGTCTACTGGATTGAAATGGATTGCACCATTGAAGAATACTTTATCAGCAAAAGGTTCTCTAATATCTGCAACAGCAGCATCAACTCCTGTTAATTTGAGCGTTGGTTCAAATGGAGATGCATTATTAGCTAATAGTTCTGAAACGTCTGGATTGGAATGGACAAGTATTTTTGGAGTAGTATATGGGGAAGGCACATTTACTACCTCAAGTTCTACGCCAGACGATGTAGATGGACAAACTCTTACTCTCCCAGCGTATGGGACTTATTTAGTTGAAGTATTTACTACAATGCGAACACAAAATGGTTCTTATTACGCTAAATTGGAGATAAATGATGCAACATCAACTTGGATGGGTCATGAATCAGAATCCGCCAATTTTATAATGGCTGGTGGAATTCAAAGCATAACAACACACGAAACATCAGTGGAATCGTTTCATTTGTTTTACCTTTACCGGTCATTAAGTACAGACAGAAGTTTAAAGCTTCGGTTTTTATCTGAAGACGGAAATTCAACCGCAGAAATTGCACCAGCTTACACCATGACAATGCGAAGGTTAGCATAAAAATTTATGATACTGAAAGTGAAACTATGTGCTTGAAAAAATTGATTTGTGGAATTGCAAACAAAACACTCGATTGCGATAAAGTGTTAGACCAAAGTCTTTCAGACATGAAACTCGAATTGAAAGATTTAACCAAGCAAGTCAAAGATTTAACAAACGAAAAAGAAGACTATTTTGAAAGCTGGAAAATCAGCAGGGGCAAAGTCGAAAAAGCCAAGGAAGAAATTAAACTTTTAAGAATTGAAAACCAAGGCTTAGTTGACACAATCGGAGCGCCCGAAGTAGAAGCAGAAAAATACTGGAACGAACGCCACCCAAAAGAACACATTACTTACAAGCGACGAGAATTTGACAGAGAATACGAGATCGACGTTAGAAATTATTTTGAGCCATTCGATGAATCAATTCCAAGAGTTAATTCTGAATCGAACGATGGAACCGCACTTAAATCACTAAATTTAGTTCACGAATCAATCAAGTACGTTGCAGAAAAAGAACTGTTTGGACTTTCAGAATACTGGCTTAGAGCCTACCAAACTTGGAAACTCAAAAAAGGAGACTGCGAAGACGGAGCAATACTGATGGCAAACATTATGCTGCGGTCAGGAATTCCTTACTGGAGAATCAGGCTCAATGCAGGAAACGTTCGAGGCGGCGGACACGCTTACGTTACTTACTGCCGAGAAACAGACAACCAATTCGTTGTCTTAGACTGGTGCTATTGGTTCAATAGAAAATTAATCAAAAACAGGCCCTTGCACAAAGACGAAAAAAACTATTACGGGCTTTGGTTTTCCTGGAACCAAAAATACTCGTTCGGGAGAATGGAAACAATGGCTGAAATGCCAGGGGATTTTGGGGCGGGTATATGATGGCAGAAACTGAAAAGAAAATTATTCAAATGAGTACGGACCTCGCTCTGCAAAAACAAGAAATGGGTCATATAAAAAATTGTTTGAAAAACCAGGACGAACACCTTGGGGCTCTTAACTCTCTTGTTACTAACCACATGACCCATATGCTGGAAGACATTACAGAAATTAAATCATTCATGGCTTCAAAAGAAGTCAACGATAGATGGATTGTCAAGTTATTGTCGGTCTTAATCGTTGTAATCTTATCTGGAGCAGTTAAAGTATTTTTCCTTTAGGGGGGATATTATGGAATTAATTGAAAACATATTGGAGTTCGGAAAACAAGTAGTCGCAAAAGTGATTAGTGTTGGCGGAACTTTAACCTTAACTTACGGCGGGTACACTGCAACAGTGTTCTTTGGGGAAGTTCTGAAAATTCAGATTCCGGACCCAACAGCTGACGCGATAGTAAAAGGTGTGTTGGGCTTACTCTTTGGTGCCACAATGTGGAAGTACGGAGTAATAGAGAACATAAAAGGCAAAGACACGGCTTTAAACACAAAAGCAAAAGGCTACATTGCAGAAAAGAGCGCCTTCGACCTGTTTTAAACACTTGTTTTTAATGGTTCATTAGCGCTTACAAAAAAGCCCGGGGGCTTTCCTCGGCACTATTTTTTTTTAGTTATTAAACTACAGGGACCCAACTGTTCCTGTAATCGTATATATAATATATAAAAATTCATTTAATTAAATAAATAATAAATAATAAATAACTATTTGGTTTGCTTTACAAACAACATTGTTATTTAATCACTTTCTTTCAAAGGTTTATAAATAATAAACGAAATTGAAAAGGTGATAAATTGGGTTTGAGGAGTGAGAAAGAAATAGAAGAAGCTGATTTTTGTAAATATATTAATTTTGATGATGTCTACTTCGGAGAGGACTCATTAAAAGAATGGCTTATAGAAGGTGAGCATCGTTACAGCGTTGAAGAACTAGAAAAAGTATTAATGTGGGTGCTTTCAGAAAAAAATAAAATTCCATTGGGTCACACACCACACCTGGTAAATCAATATGTTCTGCGCACCACAGTATCTGCTTTG